CTGATGTCAACGTGGCTGTTGGCGGTTCTAAGGTATCCAGCCACATGGATGGTTGGGCTATTGACTGCTCTTCTACTGCTCATACTCCTTACGCGCTATGTCAGCTTGTTATAGGCGCTGGCATTAAGTTTGACCAAATGATTCACGAATACGGTCGGTGGATGCACATATCCTTTGCTCCTGAGATGCGCCAGCAAACCTTGACAATCTTCAAGCCTGAAGGAAAATACAAGATAGGTATATTGACAGAGGAGCAATACCATGCCAGCTAAAAAAGGTTTGTACTACAACATCAACAAGCGTAGGAAAGCGGGACTTCCCGCTAAGAAGCCCGGTCAAAAGGGCTACCCTACTGCTGAAGCATTTGTGCGTTCTGCAAAGACTGCTAAGAGAAAGTCCAAACGCTAATGCCAAAGAAGACTAATCTCTCTGTCGGCAGAGGCGAGAAACTGTCTGTCAAAGCCGGTGGTGGTCTGACTGCCAAGGGTCGGGCTAAGTACAACAAAGCTACCGGCAGCAAGCTCAAAGCCCCAACTAAGTCAGGACCTCGCCAAAAGTCTTTCTGCGCTAGAAGTAAGTCGTGGACTGGAGAACGAGGCAAAGCAGCGCGTAAGCGTTGGGGTTGTCGTTAATTAGCCCGTCTTAATTGCTGTAAGCGCTATTCCTGCTGGATACAAAAAGGTTGTGATTCGGATGTCATCAAAGCCAGCGACTACTAAGTAGCGCCAGACATCAGCCCCAAACTCGTTGCAGACCAAGAAGTCATCTCCAGCACTCGGACTGCCGTGCAGACTCTTTGGCAAACCATCTCGGTTTCTAGTCATTCTCTCAACTAGAAGTGGCACAGTAAAGATAAGAGCGCCACCCTTTTTAAGAACCCTTCGGCACTCTTGCAAGCCCTTGATAGGGTCAGGAATATGCTCAAGGGTGTCTGAATGTAGAACAACGTCATAGCTCTCATCAGGGTATGGCATTGCTGTCATGTCAATCTGAGGATAAATAACCTCGTCATAGACTGAGAAAAACTCTTTGGGTGAGTAGGTGGCAAGGCTATTTATCTCTAGGGCTTTGAGGTTTGTATTACCGTTGAGATAGCGCATTAACGCCTTATGAATAGCAGCGCACCGAACCTTCACCCCACACTTGCCGCAATGACCACCTTGCTGAACATCAAGGTAGCTTCTTTGCTCTTTGGTCAACTCCCACTCGGAGGCGAGAGTATCCCAAATAACGCTATGTACATTGACTTCTGTGTGACCGCAAACGGGGCAACTCATGGAGTCTTGAGAAGCTGACCTTCAAAGGCGTATGTGCCGACATGGGCTAGGTCTACCCAAGGCGCTGCCCAAACTTTAAAGCCATGCTCTCTAGCTCTCTTGCAGAAGTAGTAGTCCTCAGAGAGTAAGAGTCCTGATTCTTCTTCTATGCAAGTGGCAAAGAATTCATTGACCTTTTCCCCGTTTTGTGGGTTCTGAATGTCCATAACATTGTTGAGGTATGTAGGTAGTTTCCCTACTAGACCTTCATAGACTTCTCTTTTTATGAGCATGAAGCCTGTGCCACCATTCCATATCTCTAGAGGCTCACCGATTGGAACTGTGACTGTTTCCTCATAGTTCACAAGGTTCACAACAAAGTTGCCTGTATGGTGTTTTAGCTGGTCATCAGGTACACCAGCGTCCATCGCGGTGCGTACTGTTTTCCAATTGATTTCCTTCTTGGGATAGATGCCGCAGATGATGTCCTTGTCAGCAGAAATCATTGGCAAGATATGTTCTGGAATAAATTTAATGTCTGAATCAATGAAGAGCATATGAGTGCATTTTGTCTTCAGAAAGGCATGAGCCAAGAGATTGCGTCCTCGCTGAATGAGAGACTCATTAAAGAGAAAAGAAAAGGTTACGTCTATGTTGTTGTTGAACGCTAGCTTTTGAAGCTGTAGGCAGCCTTGGGTAAAGAAGCCAAAGCATTGACCACCGTACATTGGTGTCGCTACAAAAATGTGGTTTTTCTCTGGCGGTATTTCTACTGTGCCGATTGATGGGATGTCGATTGTTTCCATGTTTGTCCTGTTGGTTTAATAAGTGGGGCTACCCGAAACGCTGCCCCGTCACGTTCCTAACTGTCCTCGTGGGACTCGACTTCGGGATGTCGGGGGGTCATCTCTTCTATGACTACATGAAGCAGCCCACCTTTGATTTGCTCTCCTCGAATCATCTCAATGTGGTCAACCTGAAAGTCGTTGTCAAACACTCCAGCGTGTTCTAGTGCATCAAGTACCGCTTTGATACGGTTGTCGATGTCTATTTTTCTTTTGTCTCTAGGACGCAGAATTAGTGTTAGTTTCAATTTTTTGTCCCCAAACTTAGGAATGTTGTTTTCAATTACAAAGACTTGGACAGCTTCTCTAAACTCCCTGCCCTTGGCGCTCATCACCATGTGACCGCGAAAGTTGCGGTAATAGGTGTTAACGCTTGGGGGAAACGGGAGAGAGAAGCTAGCCGTCAAAATGGCACGTCACTATCTTTTGGATAAGACTTGACCGGTTTGTCAGTTACCTCTTTAGGGTACTGCTGCTGTTGTTTGTTCCAGTTAGGGTCGTTGAGTTTGATGTTGTAGTAGACACCGTAACCAGCATCGTTTTCCCATGCACCAAACGTCATCACTTGTCCTTCGTACATGAACGTGCCTTTCCAGTCTGGCTCGGAAGAACCCTGTTTTTTGTAGGTGTTCTTTGTCATACGCCCTTTCATCTCTTGCGGGACAAACGGGGGTTTCTTTTGGTTTTCCATGATTTTCCTTTCAACGGTAGATATATCGGGCATACTCGCGCCCATTTTCTTTAACCATAGTTGTAAGGATTGGGTGTCCTTGCTTCCTAAGATATTCGATATGGGCTGCAAGCCTAAATGAGCCATAGTTTTGTAATGCGTCCATTGGAGTTAGTGAGCCTACGTTCTGCAAATGGTTCAGAATATTTTGTCGCTGTGTTCCATGTCGGCTACGAACTGGGACGCTGGTGACTTTGGGTGTTGGTTTACCCCTTGATTGGCAAGCTCTGCTCTGATTTTGATTTTGTCAAAACTGCTGAACTTCTCAGTTACAGTCATATTAGCTTCCGCTAACTTGGCTACTTTCTCTGTACGCTGCTCATCAGACAGCTTTGATGAAGCCATAACTTTGCCTACAAGTTCCCCATATCCGGCAATCCATCCTTCAGGCGTGTGGAAAGAGGCATAGATTTGACCATCAGGCAAGATAAGGGGGTAGTCACCACCGGTGTCTTCTATGACCTCTACGGGCTGTTTAACGTCTTCTACAACGCCCATGTGCTTAGGGCTAGGACTATCAAAGTCCATAACCTCTTCTGTAGCGTAGTGTCCCAAGATACAAGCTGGATAGATAGAGCGCACAGCTCTAGAGATAACCCTAGCTCTGAGCATATCTTCAGGGTACTTAGACCAGCCACTACCGTCACGGTAGATACCGGCTTGCCTTGCCATTTCGATAGTCCATTCAACGGTAAGAGTACCGCCTTGTGGGTGCTTGAATGTCCCCTTGACTGCCTTGGGCGTGACTACATCCCATTGGACAGAGCCACCAGAGAGTTGGAAACGGGCTAGGATAGCTTGAGACTTCAGGGCTGGCTTGCCTTGGATGATGTCGTACTCTTGCACAACAGAGGCGGGGTGCTTGTTTTCTGCTTGGGCTACAAGCATTACAGCCATGACTTGTTCTTTAGTCTTAAAGCCATAAAAGCCTGACTTGACAATACTGTCAGCCATGACCGCCATGTCTTGAACGGCAACGATATTACTCATGTGTTTTTCTCCGAGTTAGGAATAGTGTTTATAAGTCTCTTGCTTGCAACATTGCATCTGCAATCATGTAAGCCCTCTGAGCAAACTCTTCAGGCGTTGCTTTGAGTGATGGTTCTGCAAGCATCCCTTGCAAAGCCTGAGTCGCAAAGTAATCTCTGAGCTTCATGCCTTTGTCAGCAGTACCCGTCTTAGGGTCGTGTCCACTAGGAAATGCGTTCATCTTTAGCTTTCCTTCCGGGCTTTGATTTTGGTGTGCCGTCAACCTTCATACCCCACCGAGCCTGTTCTAGCTTGTCTATGCGTTGTAGAGCTTGAGCAAACAAGTCTTCTAGCATGACAACTTCTTGCTCTAGGCGTTCTAATCGTTTTGTTTTGAATAGCAACATGATTACCCTTTCACTAAGAATCTGCGGCTACCGGCTACTTCCCGAACATAGGACTTGTAGACATCTGGCATGGACTGCTCAAACAGTTTGGCATCGAACTTCATGCTGCCCTTGGATGATTTCCAAGTGGCTAGGACTCTGCCGTCTAGGGTTACCAATTCGCTGTTGACCCCCATAAATTTCTGTATTTGTACCTTGAGCTTCTCTTCTTCATCTTCCCAATGCGCTAGTTGTGTCTTGGTGTATTGCAACGCTTGACACATCTGCTCTAGGGACTGTGGCGCGGTGATGGATGTAGGTGCTGAAACTGAATAGATGAGTTTCGCTTGCTCGGTAGTCTCAGGTTCAGGGTACTGCTTAGACGCAACGTGTGACCAGTACCGCGCCATATCCTTGATGAGCTGCTCTTTCTGCCCTTCTTCAATGGTGAACTTAAACACTTCAAAGTTTTGTCCCCCAAATAGAACAGCCAGCACAATGTCGTTGATATTGTGGCAAGCCGCTTCATGGATGAGTTGCGCCATATCAGCCGCAGGGATGATGTTGGCTTCACTATCGAACTTGTTGCGTACAGCAGCGTTGTAGTTCTTGACTTCCACAAGCGTTTGCCCGTCAGCCGAGATAAAGTCAAAGTGTGACTTGAGCCATGTTTCTTTTGGGTGAGTGAGCGCATAGTCAGCTTCCTTCAATTCCATGCCTAATTTGGAACTTGCTAGTTGTCCAATGATGGGCTGCATAACATGACCCATTTGGACTGCTTCAACCTCTGACAAGTCGGGGCGTTCTTTGACCCCTAGCTTCTCAAGGACTGCATCATTGCCATGACCATTGGCTGCCTTACGGCTATCGCCTGACCACCAAGCAGCATTGCGTACTTCAGGTAAAAAATCGTCTCTATCATTCGCCATTTGGTATCTCCTCGGCTTGGTTTAACTCGAACAGCTTGCCGTCTAAGTCACAGGCGCTAGTAGTCATACGCATGGACTCGCAATATGAATACTTGGCTTCTCCGGTAACGAGGTTAATAACCTCTGAGGCTTTGCAACGGTCGTAGTTGGCTACGCTGCTACTTTGCTTGGATGGAATGTGCCACTTGCAATCAGCACAGATTAATGGTTTCATGTTTCCCCTTTCGGATAGTTAGGAATGAGTAAGTAATGTATCACAAGTATGATGATTAGTCATTGTATTTATTAATCGGATTATCCTTTCTGATAGTTTTCTGTTACTTTCCTTTTAGACATAGTTTCCCCAAGGGTGAGAAGCTCTCCCCCAAGCCCATGCGTATGCACTAGCTTCCCCATAGGGATGCGATTCATTCGATATGGGTCTTGTCTCACCATGTCCCCATATCTTCTGAGATACCTCGCACACAGTTCTCTAGGGTTATCAACGGGGTGATGCGCTGCCCTATGTTTTCTCCCTCGCCACCCATGTAGGTGCTTGCTGTCGTGAGGGGTACGGCTGCGCGTAGACAATAAAAAAGCCACTTAACCCAGAACCCCTGTCGAACCCCCGATATATTGGGGAGGGATACTGGCTTAAATGGCTTTAAGTTATTGCGTTCGACTGCAACGGTGCGAATCATATCAGACTTAATTTTTATTTGTCAACAAGTACCAAAAAGATACAAAGCCCAATAAAGACAATAAAGAGAATTTCAAGCATTGTTTGACGGGCAATCTAGGCAATGGGTTGGTCTGTCGTTGCATACCCCAAGGTGCTTACATTCATAAGTAAATTGGGGAATCTTCCTAAACTCTTCATCTTCTAGTTCTTGGTCTTGTAACTCTTTTATGGTGCGCTTGCGCCATATAGTCTTACGGGCGCGGCAGCCATCTTCACAATCTTGCAAGCATAGGCGCGTATGGGGGTAATGACAGTCAGTTTGGTCACGCATGGCGTATGTCTCCAGTCATAATCAATGCAAGGGTTATAAGGTACACGGGGGCGTTATGCCCCTCGCGTACACGGTCTAGCAGCTTATGGGCATCAGCTAGGGTCATTGGGTTTCACCGTTGGAGTCCAGCCAAAGCGCCGCCAAGTTTGGGTGATGTCGGTGCGTGAGGCGGGTACATAGTCAAACCCTTGCGCGAGTAGGCGCGTTGGGCGCGTAGGGGTGCGCGTAGGGGGAATCGGAATTATTAATGGCTTCAGCATGGCAACCTTTCAAATGAAGATTAAGAGGGCTACTGACACTACAAAGATTATGGCGCAAACTAAATCGTCATTGTTTGGTGTGCATGGGCGCGAGTAACTGTCGCGGTCTACTTGTCGGGCGATAGCGGCGGTTATATCTTGATTAACCTTGTCGAAAATGTATCGGCTTTGCATGGTTTAGTCCTTATGTAGTTGCGTAGTCGCTCTTCATAAACTCTAGTTGCCATCTAAGGGCTTCATGCCAAATACTAAGGGCATCAAATATGTCCGTATAGTATTCGTCATAAGGTACGTCTTTACCATCTTCGATAAGGGCTAAAACGTGCCTTACATGGGTTTCAGGTGCATCCCCATTTTGACAATAGGCGCTTATAAAAGCAGCTTGCTCAATGGGTTTCATACGGTTTCCCCTGTAGTTGCGCGTTCAAATGCTTTACGGGTATCTTCTATAAATTCTGCCACTTGGTCTAGTGTGAAATTTTCTACTACTTCCCAAACGGTTACATTGTCAATAGTCCATTCATTCTCAGATTCAGATAGAACGGTGATTATTTCCTGATAACTTATGCCCTCAGGGTAATCGGTTAGCCATTGGTTTAGTGCAAAGTGTTCAGCGTTTGTCATTGGGTTATCTCCGGTTATGCGCCCGTAGGCGCGTAGGGGTTTATAGGGTTTAAGGCTGGGTGACTGGTTCGTATGTCCAATTTACGCCGTCATGCTCATCACAATAAACCCATTCAATTAGCTCTTCGCTCTCATGTTCTGGGTTTTCCTCTATGATTTTTGTTTGTGCATCTTCCAAAGTTTCAGCTTCGACAAAATACTCATAAGAGACATTCTTAAATATTTGAAAAGTTTTCATTTGGGTTACTCCGGTAGGTTAGGAAATGGTAGGCGAGTGCATACCGCATAGCGCCCATTTGGTAGGCGCTACACGCTGGGCGCTTAGATATTGGGTTTAAACCCTTTAAGGGTTTTATCTATCAATGCAACGTCATGCTCTATCAAGTTATTGACGGCGTTAGCTACCGCACCATATAAACCGGCGCGTGTGGCAGCTTGAAGAGAATCATTACCGTTTAATGATGCGTGTAACCATTGGGTTTCCTGCTTCAATATATGCTCTAAATCGGCGTGAGTGATGCGCGATAGATAGGCGAATAGAATGGCGGCGTGGTCTATTTTGTGCATGGTTTACCCCTTAAAGTTTATTGATTCAAAAAAGGCGCTACTAGCGCGTATACGGCGAAAATGAGTTATCCACTCTCGCGCCGGTGCGCTACCGTATACATGGCGCTTTGCGTAGTGGTGACGTATTACCACTCTAATGCTATGCAACTGGTGTTTAATGACGCTATGGCTATCGTGCATGGTTAGCCCCTTAGTGATGCGGGAAAGCTAGCGATAACGCCGCGCTCGATATGGTGCAACTGAATTAAGTTATGCGCGTTGAATGACCGCGCCGGTGCGTTTTTTAGGTACTGGTCAAAATCAAACAATACGCGCCCTAGCTTAGTTCCCTTAAATAGCGTTGCCTGATGCGTACCGTTGACGCTATCGTTATGCCACACAATAACTCTATACATAATTACCCCTTAGTTGTTTAGGAAAGTAGCACGTTAAAACGCACCGCATAGAGCGCTCTCAAACGCTCTACACGCTAGGTTTTTAAGCCGCTAGGGGTAACGGTACGCTATCGGCGTTTACGGCGTTTAAACCGTTTATATGGTCTACGGCTTTCTGAGCTAGCGCGGCGGCTTTGAAAATGGCGCGGCTATCTTCTTTTAAGACTTTTAGCCATGACTGTATATATCCGGCATGGCGTAGCTCACCGGCTATGCGGTAATCTTGACATAAAAACGCCGCGCCCATCTCCGCCACTAACTCTTCAAAGGCATATAAAGGGTTACCAAAACGCCCTTTTAGGTTACGGTTGCAACGTATCTCCGCGCCTGTCCAATGGGTTAGCTCATGGAAAACCGTGGCATAGTAGCTAGCTTCACTTATAAAACTAGCTTTATGCGGCACGTTGATTTTATCAACGCTAGGGGCATAAAAAGCGCTATCGCCGCCATGGGTGATTATCGCGCCGGTTAGCTTAATACGCTCCTCCGCCGCTTGGATAGCGTTAAACGGCTTATCCGGTACGGTAGGCGCTTGGATAGTTACACCGTCTACCTGACTAGCATTAAATACATAGTATGTTTTTAGCAAGTTATAACTCTCACTATCGCCGGTAGCTTTATTCTCCTTTGTGACCGGAGAGTAAAACACAATTTTTGTACCCTTTTCGCCTTTTCTCACGGTAGCGCCTACGGTTTGCCATTGTTTAAAGCTAGCCCATACTGGACAACCAAAACCATGCACCATGCTAGACAAACCAAGCATAAGCCGATTAATGCCCTTATATGGCGCTTGAGAGAGGAAATTCTTATCGGCGGTACTATCGGTAGCCCATGGCTTTATCCATGGCATAGCGCCGTTTTCTAGTTGTGCAATGATGCTATCGGTTACTTCTTGATAGATTGTAGACATTTGAAACCCCCTTGATTGTTTAGGAAATGAGAGTATAACACAATTATGTAGATTATCTAATGATTATTTTACCCTCTCATAATATAAGCATAATAGAAACGTGCCAATTATCATTATCATAATAATGCAACTATGTAACCTATTGATATATATAGATAATTTACTATATTAGTATTTACCCTTAATTTACTTATCAACACGTTATCAACACAAAATATTT